CGTAAAAATAATGGAAACTACAACACCCGATCTGCCATTTGATTTACATACAAGAGAAGCCTACGATTACGCCACTTTTCATCGTACCCTGCTTCACAAACCCGGTTTATCAAGGATAAAAGAGGACCGCTGGGTTTACAAATACAATGTCGAACAAACAAGGATGAACACTGACCCTTTTGTCAGAAAGTCAATGAAACTTTGGGATGAGCACGCTTATCACGATATGTATGGTTTTACTAAGAAAGCTAGACTTTCTAACGGACTTGACGCATTTCAAGGATTTGCCAAACCCCAAAAACAGAGATCTTCTATGTCACCTGAAATGGCTTCTTGTTACGAGAAGGCACTTGAGGAGGCTAGACATGTCTTTACCCCACATGAACGATTGACAAGACTTTCTGTCCCAAATGTTTGCGATTCAACGAATCTTGATTCTGCCGCTGGATTTTCTTTTCCAGGCAAGAAGAAGAGTGAAGTTGTTGAGGAAGCATTCGATGTGGCATCCTACATAGCACATTTCGTTGCCTCTGATCGAAAAGTATTTATTCCACCAGCCAAACTAGCGCTTCGGGGCCATCTGTCCGAGATTGATGAGCTCAAAACTCGTGCCGTTTGGGTCTTTCCCTTTGAAATTTCTATTTTAGAAGGAAAATGGGCACTCCCGTATTACAAATTCCTGGAACAAAACGTTCCAGAGGTCCATTTCGGTGAAGGCGCTATGCAACGCCTTGCCAAGACCCTTATGACAGATGTTGCTTCACACTCCGAGTGTACCGAAGTTACTTTAGATTGGTCTGGTTTTGATACCTCAGTGTCTAATTGGCTCATTGATGATGCTTTCGACATCATGTTTGATTCATTTGATGAGACACAGGTTGAACATGATGGAAACTTCGTACTCGGCGGAGACCACATGGCCAAAAAAAATGAAAAAGTAAAAAAATTCTTAAAAACATATTTCAAGAAAACCAAGATTATGTTACCTGACGGTTCATTATACAAGAAGTTCCACGGTATTCCTAGTGGTTCATTCTTCACTCAGATCATTGGCTCAATTGTCAATTATCTTGCAGTCAAGACGTTAGATAATTATTTCTCTTGGAATGCGAGGCGTTTTCGTGTTTTAGGTGATGATAGTTCTTTTTTGATTCCTTTCGGTCGTAGTAAAGTTGATGGAGTTGAGATTTCTGAGAAGGCTTGGGAGACCTTCGGATTTACTCTCAAACTCAAGAAGTTACGAATAGCAAATAAGCAACAGGACCGCAAGTTCCTTGGATATCAGTGTAACGCTTTTCGGTACGAGCGATCTACTACTGAGTGGCTATCCATGGTCTTGTATCCTGAACGAGATGTTGAGTTTCTCGAGCAGTCTGCATCTCGCGTGTTTGCATTCTATCTTCTAGGTGGATGTAATGATGTGACGTATTGTGAGTTCTTTCACGATTACCTAGGTAGATACCCCTATATCTATGGTAAGGAGTTGCCGCTCACTAGGGGTCTGAAACGCTTGTTTAAGTTTGTCTTTCGTTTGACGATAGATAAATTAGCGTTTCCGGATCTTTCGAGGTTTGATCCTCTCAAAGTTCCGTTTTCTCTTTCTTTAGGTGATAAACCTTTCTGGTAAATGGTATTTTTCGGAATAACCATTTCAAATATTTAAAATTAAAAAAAAAT